GATCAATCAGCTCTTGAAGCACAGATTAAGGTTGAACATGAAGCAGCTTCAGAGCTCGTTAACTTGCTCCAAGGTATGGGTTATGGTTCAGCTAAAGCCGTTGAAGTTACCAGCTCTAAGGATCAGGTTGATGTTATGGCCGCAATAGATCATCAGGGTGCAATTAAAGCAGTAAGCATCCCAGTAACAATTAAAGCTGGCAAAGTTATTCTTCCAAAGAAATCCCTAATTGCTACCCTAATTGAGAAGGGGCTTAATGTTCAGGCTAAACTTGCAGAACAATTTGATATTGAAACACTTGAAAAACTAGCTGCTATTGATGAACGCATTGCTTATGAGGCAAATGAAGTTAATTCAATCTTGAGCGAGAAAGCAGTTGAAAAGACAGCTAACGAAGGTAAGAACACGATGTTTGAAGGTGACACTGATACTCTTACTGTTCAGAAGCATCTTCTTCCAAATCACGAGAATTTAAAGCTGCATGATAAAGTGTCTGATGGTACCGATCAGTGGGAAATCGTAAATCAAGGCGGTCAACAAAATTCAAAGGGTGAGGGTGATTCAAGCCTTTGGACAATGAAGAAATGCACAAACCCTGATCGTTCGGATGACGAACCTAAAAACAAGATGCCCATCTAAATACAAGATTTGAACCTCTAGGAGCTACCATGAATTTCTTCCGTGACGTCGTATCACACTTGCTTAAGAATGCCTTCGAAGGACACACTAAGTTCTCAGTCGCTGATAACACGGCGGTTGGAGCTAGTCCTGTTCGTTCTATTTCTTTGGATGCCGTACCTGTTAATGATGAGACCATAATCTCTTTGGCTTGGGATGGTGGAGAGAAACTATTTGAAAAAACTCTCAGCGAACAGGAAGCAGCTCATCAATTTGAATTAATCTCCAGTGATCTAGCTGAAGTTGCAGCTCTTACAAAACAAGGTGAATATGACTCAGCCAAGGCCCTTATGACGAAGCTTGGTCAGAAGTATGCTGAAAATACAGGCGATATTGTAGACACAAATTTACCAGCCCTTCATAATACACAGGCTTCAACCAATGATGATAAGATTTGGAAAGAAGCTAAGATCACGATGCAAAACCTTTGGTTCTCTACGCCTGATGAATTGCTTGAGTATCAACAGAAGCAAAAAGGTGCAGCAAAGCCTGGTGATCAAGATCATATTCCTCTTTGGGATAAAAATAAGGGTGCAAAACCAGCTGGTGATACGCTTGCTCCTGCTTCTCTATCTTATGAAGATAAAGAAGAACAGAAAGCCCAAGAACATGAAGATATGCAGAAGCATATCGATGAAAAAATTAAAACCGAGTTAGAATCAGCACTTCAGCAGAAAGCTGCTTCAGTGTTTGGTCCTGACCAGGTTGAGCTTGTCCAAGTTCTTAAGAAGAACGGACGCAACTGGGATGAAATTAAAAAGATTCTAACGAAAGACTTTAATTTCGATAAAGACTCAGTTAACATATTTGTAGATGAACAACGTCAAGGTTCTGATCCTGCTGGTGTTGAAGTTGAGCCAGTTAAAGAGGATAAGAAAGAAGACGCTCCTCTCACTCCCCCAGAAGAATTAGTTTCCCCTGAAACTCATGATAAATTGCTGCAAGATCATGAGGATAAAAAAAAAGGTAAACCTCCAGTAGAAGAGCCATTAGAGCAGAATTTTACTCCTAAGGATGTAATGGATATTCCTGAGGATGAAGAAATTCATGATGAATCTGCTTTAGTCAATGAGATTGCTCGTGCTGATAATGATGAGATTCATAAGGTTGCTGCGCCAACTGATTTAAATCCCCTCCAAGAACCAATCGAACAAGCTCCAACAACACCACAACAAGATACAGTTCCAATGGGTAAGAAACCCTTGGATCATGACGCACCTCAAAAGGGTGATCGCGTATTCGTTGCTTCAGATATGGCTGATGAAAAAGCCGGTTTTGAAGGAACCTTTGTTTCTACGTATAAATCAGAGGGTCGTGATCATTACGTTGTTGAGACAGATGAAGGTGATTTACTTGATGTAGATGCTCATCGTGTTACTAAGATTTCCGAGAATGATGGTGCGCAAACAGCTGAGCCTTCTATGGAACCACAGATTTCTGGTAATCAACCAGAGCAAGCTATTCCTATAACTCCTAAGATGAGTGATTTTCATACAAGTGCACAGGATGAAGCTTTATCTATTAAAGCAGAACTTGATGAGATGATGAAGATCGTTAAGGAAGCTGGATCATACGTTATTATGCCAATGATGTATGGTATTGATGATGACTCTATTCTTCAATATGCAAATGGATCAATTTACGGTGACAAGATTAAATCTGGTCAAATGCAAGATAAAGATTGGGAAGCTCTTTTAAAGGATACAGCTCGTTGGATGACACAGGTTGGGCGAGAGAAAGTATCTCAAACATTCTCACAAGATGCTGAATGGAAACTCGATCCTGAGCAGATTGGTAAGCTTAAGAGCATGTTCAATGTTCTTCCTAAATCTAGTTCTTTAAAGAAAGAAGCTGGTACTACATGGCATGATCTTGGGATGCCTGAACCTCCTCAAGCAGGTTGGAAAGTTAAACACGTTAGTGGTTTAACTGGTACAGTAGTTGACGGCAATGATAAATTTGCTAATGTTACATTAGATAAACCTATTAAAAATGATGAAGCTACATGTCGTGAATTGGATCTTAGTTGGGTCCAGCTCGAACGTGGTGATCATCAACCAGGCGTTTATGCTATCTATGCAGGTGATGGTTTCGGATCGTGGAATGGATCAACTCCTAATTGGACGATGATTGATTCTGGCGGTCAACCAATTTATCCTCGTGGATATAAGCCAGCTGCTGCAAAACCAGCTGCTCCAGCTCCAACACCAAAGCAACCTAAGGTTAAAAAACCAAAGATGCAGCATGATGTTAACATTGAAACAGAACCAGCTATCGATACAGAATCCTCTGTAAAAACTGCAGCTGATCCAGTTGAACCAGCTAAGACACAATTTAAAGATTACAAGATTACCCCTAAATATGCACCTAAAGAAGAGGCGGTTCCAGCAACCCCTGAGATTGATGCTGTCCTGACCAAAATGGCTAACCTAGAGACAAACCTTGCAACCCTAGAGACTGCTAGAAAGCAGATTGAAGCCAAGATGAGGGAAGAGATGGCTAAGATCGATCAATCAGGCAATCGTGTTGAGATGGAAGCACAGCTTCAAGAATCCATTGAGAAAGCAGCTGTTTTGATTAGCGCTGTTAACTCTAAGGTAGTTCAATGGAAGGATAAACTTTATACGTTACAGACTGAGGAAGTTTCTTATGTTCCCAAGCTTACACCCAAAGAGATGCTTGCAAAGATCTATGCTAAGTTTGATGGAGCTGAAAAATACGTTCAAGATGTACTAAATGGAATGCTTTCTCAAGCCAAGAATGTGATGGAAAATACATTAATTCGCTGGCCCAATAAGAAATCAAGCCTAAATAAGGAAGCTACGATTCTCGATGACATGAACCATTATAACGATGAGCTCATGGCTGCTTTAAAAGAATTGTCTTCACCTCTCTAATAAGTGAGTTTTATGGATTTTCTAATCAATCTTTTGACTGATCCTAAGATGCTGTCTGTTTTGTCGCTACCTACAATTTGTATAGCGGCATTGTCGTTTGCTTTGTATAAACTATTTCAGAAGTATGACGCTCTGCAAGAACAGCGTCTACAAGAGTGGAAAGGTATGGTGGATGATTATAATCATCTAGCTAAAGACATTAACAATACCCTTGATCTACTCATTAAACTCAGCGGTAAAAATGGTAACGGGGGTAGTAAATAACATGGGTGCTGACAAGCTTAATCAAATCGAAACCGAGGTAAAAGAAATCCATACGCATATCCGAAAGTCTAATCTTGTGTTACGTGAAAAGATCAAGATGATACAAGAAGAGATGACGGCATGGCCTTCTTTAAAAATTAAAGATGGTAAACGCAAATCTAGAAAGCCAGTGCGCTAATCCAGATTACAAGCTGATATATTCATTTGTTATTGGAAATGAAAATTCGCTTGGTGGTTCATGGCGTATATATAAATGCAGTTCTTGCGAAGAATTGAAATTGGTCACAAACGAAGATTAAAAGAAAAGGTACGAGGTAAAAATGTCTCAATACGATTCGATTATAGAGAATGAAATTCCTTCTCGACTTGCAAACCTAGTGCAGCTTGCTATGAATCCAAGTTATTGGTCTTTAACGAATCTCGGTATTGATTTATATGATAATCAAGTTGAGATTTTAGACGCAGTTTGTGACTTGAGTGTGCCATACGTTGGTGTACTTGCTTCACGCGGATCCGGAAAAACCTACTCAGTAGCTATTGGACTAGTAAAGCTTTGTTTAGATAATCCTGGTTTTCGTATTGGTATCTTTGGACCAAAAGCTGATACGTCAAAACGATTAGTTAAAGAAGATATTCTCGGTCGTATTCTTTCTCCCTCCTCACCTCTCTACGATAAAATCGATTCGGTGCATACTTCTAACCAATTTATTCAGTTTAAAAACGGCTCTACGATTAAAGCACTTTCAGCTTCTCCTACTGCTACAATCGAATCAGAGCACTTTCATTGCGTGGTACTAGACGAGGCGCATAGAATCTCAGATTTCGTAGTAAAGGAAAAGATTACTCCAATGTTGTCATTGTCGACTTTCAAGACAATCAAGATTGGTATTTCTTTATATAAAAACAATTTTTGGCATAGCTGCAATGATAACGGTACGAAGTATAAGGTTATTCGTAAGCCTTGGAATGAATGCAATATTTATTGGAACCAAGGATCAGTGATGTATGAAGGCCAAGAATATCCCCAGCGTATCGTAGATCTTATGCCTAAGGTAGTTAAGGAACGTTTGTTCCCTAATGATCCGACCATGCATTATGATTCAGTTGAAGGCTACTCTGAAATCGAGTGGAATACTCAATATGAAATGACATGGATGGAAGATATTAACCTCGTTTTGTCTGGCGATCAGCAAAAGAAGCTTGCTTCTGGATTGTTCCCTATCTTGAAAGAAGGACGCCCAGAGCTCACAGAAAAGTATTATTTTGGTCTAGATACTGCATCTGGTACGCTTATGCCTGGTCAGAAAGACCTTGACTGGACAGTATTGACAGTCTTGAGAAAGAACCAAGATAATACAAAAGACATTGTTTTCAAAGAGATGTGGCAAGGTGACACAGTAACCCAGATGCAGGAAATTAGGGATATTGTCCATCCTGTTGATGGTCTTTTCAAGTGTATCATGGGCTTGGCTGACTTCTCAAACTTTGCTATCGGTCTCATTGATATCTTTAAGAAAGAAGGTATTCCTATAGCTGGTGTAAGCTTTGGAGCTAAGGAACCTGTTACTGGCAAGAATTTTAAAAACGCTATGATCGATCAATTCGTTTTTGAGCTCGATTCTAGCCGTGTTCAATACCCTAATTTGGAAACAATTAAGAAAACCAAAAACAAAGTATTTATGGAAGGGTTTGAGCAGTGGGGTTTATTAGAGAGACACCGTAGCAAAGCTGGAATCAATGATAAGATCTTCGTTGATCCTGCATCTGGTCACGACGACCATGTGTCTGCTGACGTTTTAGCTGTTTGGTGTGCTGACCAAGAGAAGTCTTTTGCTGGGAAGGTTGTACGCCGCATGACGGATATTCCTGCTCCAATTGCTGGTCCATCAAATCTTAGAGGAATCGGTACACCAATGCCAGGTGAAACAGGTGATCCA